TTCTATTTTATCTACTACAGAAATCATATCTTTGTCTGTAATATATTTTTGTTTTTCTCTTAACCTATCGTATTCTTTAAGAGGTATAGTTACTGTGCTTTGTTCGTTTTCAAATGTTTTGTCGTCATCATTTATATCTACACTTGTCATACGTTCCTTTTGTTAGTTTTTGGCCTGCTCGGGTGGATTCGAACCACCGGCCTCTAGTTCCGCAAACTAGTGCTCTATCCGGCTGAGCTACGAGCAGTTATCTTATTGTTATCATTAATATATAACATAAAACCACTTACGTCAACCGTTATTAATAACCAAATTAAATACAGTATGAACGATACACAAGTTTGGACAGCAATAGTGTCCTCCGTATTCCTAATATCAATTGTATACACACTAACAGGGTGGCGCAACATCATCGACTGTTATAAGACGTGGTTCACTAGAAAATATTGGACAGATTATAACATCATTGAAGCACTAAGTTGGTTAGTGAAAGCATCCATTATTATTCCTGCATTAATCTTTGGAATTAATATTTGGCAACTTTATATCTTATCACTAATAACAAGTATGACTTTAATTTGGGCAAGCAATAGAAAGTTATTGCCAACTCTAGTTGCATTTAATACTTTATGGATTTGGTTGAGTATGATGGTTATAGTTCAGAACGTAATCTAAACAGTTATTCAATCTCGTAAGCAAAGTTAACAGTATCGTAGTTGTCACGATACTTCCAAGCACCATTACGCAAGTGAAACTTTTCTGCCATTTCAGTTGGAGGACTTAGTGTTACTAGATTTTTAATTTTAGGATATCGTGCTTTAATTTCTTTACTTGCTTCATTAATCAAACTACGACCACTACCTTTTGCGTAACTCCAGATAGTATAGAACACAGCAGTGTCAGCATCTACAGATGACTGATTAGCCATTTCAGTAATTCCTTCTGGAATACCTTCTGTGTATCTAACACAACAAACCGCTCCTAGCGTTGTTTCTTCCCAGTAAGCAAATATCTCTGCATTATCATTTACTCTAAATTCTGCAGATAAGTTAGGCCTAACAGGATCATCTTTGATAATCTCTGTGACCCAATCATCGATACCTGTAACAACTTTTAACATATAAAATCTCCATTAAGTGCTACTAATATTTATTTTACAATATGTTGTTTGAGGTATTCTTGGACAAGAGTCCTGCTGCCACCGTCATCGAGATGATAGCCGTCTACAGTGTGTTTGCAGTGTCCTTCCTTGCCTTTCCATTCTTTTTGTTCTTGCCATTCAGTAACTGCTTGAGGTACAAGACTTTCTAATTTATTATACCAACTAGTAAACAATTCGTTACGTTTTCCTTCTATAGGATGCCATAAAAATGTAACAAGTTTTGTATTATAAACTTTACATAATTGCTCTATAGTAAACAAATGTGTAATAAATTTTACATTAGTTTCGTAATAGTTGTCTGCTTGATAGCGTAAGTACCAGTCGTTATACTTTTTATATTCTTGTATTTTGCCAAATTCTTTTCCGTGAAACTTTTTCATAGCGTATACATTGTTGCTAGGATTAAGACTTTGAATGAATTCGTCACCAACTTTGCAGCCGTGCTGTTGCCAAGGCATATTCTTTTCTACACTGTTGTCTGTTGCTGGGTCGTAGTTCATACCTACAGCCAAACGTACATTGTGCGGTGCTTGGAATATTACTAGGTCGTATTGTTGTTTTGAAAGTTGTAGTGCAAGTTTTTGTACACCTATTTCTATACCTGCGCCTGGGGAACTTAATACATCTTTGTTACCGTCAACCCAATACGGCCACGGCTTGTGTGTAAACGCTGTACTAGCGTGACTATCACCTACACAAAGTATTCTATTGTAAGACTGGGGCATTTTCCAAACTCAACTCTTCATCTTCAAGATCTTTTATTTCTGTTGCTAACTTATCTATCATACCTAAGTTACGCAACACCTTGAAAACGATATTTTCAGTTGACCATTCGCCCGCTTTTTCTAATCCTGCTTTACGCATTTTTGTAATCTTTTCTTTTGTTTTGCGTAAAGTTGTAATATCTTTAGAGTGTAATGCAGTTTCTATATCGTGCATTAAACTGTCTTTCTTAATTTTAATTGACGCATCGTTGAGATCTGGTTTTACTTTTTTAGGTTTTTCAATCCATTGATCTGCAACAATACTGTATACACCTGTTGAGTGATGTTCTTCTTCGTTGCCCTGCACATAACATTCTACAGGTAAATTTTTAATTGTAATATTATGTTCTTCTGCCCATAATGCTTTTTTAGCATTGAACAGTTCACGCTCAGTTTCTCCTGGCATACCGTCTATGATCAAGTGCAAATCTAAATCACTGTATGATGTCCACATATAGTTTGCATTAGATCCTGTAATTGTATAATCAATTACTTTTAGTTCGATACCAATAAACTCTTCAAACTTCTCTGCAATCTTTAATAGTTGTTTTTTAACATCAGGTTTTAACTGACCGTCTGTCCACAGTTTAGGATTCAGCCGTCTATTAATGGTTACGTATTCAGAGTTTTCTTCGAGTAATAAGTCGTTAATGCGCATACTGTATTTAGTCTATATACTAAGACCACATCAAATGAAAGGTGCGCTTAGTTCTTTGATCAAAGAACTCTACAATTAATCTACTGCCTTCACTGAACAATTCTAAGTGTAAACAGCACTTGCTTTCACCTTGTTTTTGAATCCACTTGATACAATCAGCGCCAACTTCTTTATGTACTGCTGGCCAATCAATGTCAAGATATTTGTTAGGACGTATATCTTCCGCCCATTGATATAGTGTGTGAGTATTGTTATTAGAGTTCGTCATCGTCTTCACCCATATTGTTCAAGATCTCACGCAGTTTAGTTGACTCCACTTTTGCTCTTACTTTGCCTACTGGAGCACCTGCTGTAGGATCATCGCTTGGTGTTGACGTTTCGGTTTTACGTTTAATGTTATCAATGATCGAACTAGTGCCTCTGTTGCCACCGTTCGTTGCTTCTTGTTCATCTTCATCGAGATCAGTAATTCTTAGTGTCTCAATATTAAATTCTAAATCTACTTTTTGTCCTACACCACTACTAGAACGTGTCTTCATAAGTTGTAGTTGATAGCGTCCACGTTCACGCATTGCTCTACTTGTAAAGATACCAATAACATTATCTGCTGTTTGAATCTTACTAAGTCCACCACTAATGTGCGAGTGATCAAACTCTACTTCTTCTACTGCGCCTCTATTCAACTGTGCCGCTGTAACAAACAAGTTCTCTGCACTAATCTTTTTACCTACAGGCATCAACAAGTCTAAGTAATCAACAAGCAATACATCTACTTTCCTGCCTACTTTAATTTCCTATTTTTTTACGTATGCTCTAATATCTTTTGCAGTTTTACCACTAGGCTTATATTTGACTTGGAATGATCCTGCCTTCTTACCAATCATCTTAACTTTCATTTCAACATCTTCAATGTTCTTGAAAATATCTCTTGTAGTAATTCCTGTAGTCATACTATCTAGTCGCATACTAACTAATGCTTCACTAAGTTCAAGTGTTAAGTAAACAACATTCAATCCTTGCAATGCCCAGTTCACACCTAAGTTTGCTAAGAACAAACTCTTACCTGCACCCGATCCACCTGCAAAAATATTCAGCTCGCCTCTGTTAAATCCACCGAACAGTTTCCTATCCATTGTCTCCCAACCAGTGCTTACTTGTCCATTCTTATCTTTCAGTCCCATAAGTCTTGCACGAGGATCATCAAAATAATCTGTACCCATATCACGTGCTAGTCCAATTTGTACTGCATCTTTAACAAGTAGTTCTACTTGTCCATATTCTTTTTTCTCTAATAAATCTGCTGAACTAATAATTGCACGTTCAAGTGCTTTGTGTCTTGTAAAACTTTCAAATTCATCCATTAGCCAAGATAGATGTCCTTCTTTTAGTTCGCCGACTTCTTTCAACTCTGTTTTACAACTTGCGTTTACAGTACTAAAATCAGGCAGCACACTATACTTCTTAGCATATTCATTTACAAACTGTGCAGCATCTTGCAGTTTTCTGTCAAACAAAGTATGATCAAAGATGCCTTGGCACCTCACAAAAGTCTCTGCATCAGAAAGCATCATTTCTAGATACAGTTTCTGTACATCATAATCATATGTCTTTGCTTCACTCATAAATATTTCTTTCCTTATTTGTTATACTAGTATACACTCACTTGGTACCTTTTTGCAAACTCTTTTGCGTCCATTGTGTCATTTACCATAGGCTTACCTTTAATGTTAAGCGAAGTATTTAACAGCATAGGACAGCCAGTTGCGTCATTCCAGGCTTCTAGCAGTTTTCTAATTCCGCTACCATTTTTTGGTACTGTTTGGACTCTGGATGTGCCGTCAACGTGTGTGATGGCAGGATACAAGTCTGGATTTCTGCAAGTGGAGGTAAACTGCATATAGTTGTTGTAGTACCCGCTAAAATGACCTCTTGCGTATTCTTCGAGCACCACTGGTGCAAATGGCCTGAACTGCTGACGTTGTTTGATGCTGTTGACTCGTTGCTTAATATTATTGCCGCGAGGATCAGCAAGCAAACTACGATTGCCAAACGCCCTAGGCCCAAACTCAGCCCTTCCATTAGCAACGCCTGCAATTCCTGTTTGTTTAAGTTCTTTGATGAGTTTTTCAACTGGATATTTTCCTTCTATATTATAACCTAAGTAGGCATCTTTCCATTCGATATGTGTCTTATTCTTTGCAAGTACAGCACCAACACTACTACCTGCATCACCTGGATTAGGCATAATCCATACATTATCATAGTATGAATACGCTAGATGATTTGCTACACAATTTAACGCACAACCTCCACTTAATACTAGGTTGTTACTCTTATATTTGGCACGACAGTGTTTTACAATGTCAAGAAATATTTCTTCGTACAGTTCTTGAGTAGCGGCAGCAATGTCTACTTTTTGTTGCCAACTTAACTCACCACTACGCCACCACATACAACCTCTATGCAAGTTTTCTTTAAACTTAACAATCGGAGTTGTCCAGTGCGAGTGTGGTCCTAACTTAAAAAATAGTTCTTTTATTTCGTCATAGTATTTCTTACGATCACCATATGCAGCCATACCCATTAAAATATATTCATCTTCGTTAGGCTTTAATCCTATACGTTGTGTCATTGCACTATAGAACAAACCAATACTGTGTGGGTAACCTTGACTGTAAACTTTTTTAAGTTTATTGCCTTCGCCTTGCCATATTGTAAACGTTTCAAATTCTCCGATACTATCAATGCAAACTACAGTTGCATCAGTATATCCGCTTGTATAATAACTTGCGGCAGCGTGACTTTCGTGATGGTTACTGTACTCTAAGGGGGCGTCAATATCAAAACTTTTCAAGTATGCTTTGATATTATTCTCATATGCATTCCAGCCTTGTCCGGCAATTAGTTGTCGTAACGTTTTTTTAAAAGGTTTTTCGTACCATACAACTTTACTAGGCTCGCCCCAGTTTCTTGCATACTGTACCATACCTCTATCCAAATCAGGATCGTTCTTTGTACGACTGAATCTTTCACTATGGCTTGCAAAGACTAGTTCGTCTTTGTCAAAGACTGCAAGTGCGCCATCGTGACTGTTTGCTGATATTCCCCAAGTAATCAATTAAAGTTTCTTCCACAGTTTGTGTAGTATATAAAACCATACACTGTTAATTGCTGGTTCTACAAGTGCAACTGCTCCGGCTTCCCAGATGCTTGCACCAGTAATTATACTTACTACTATCATTGCAATTATTATGTGTCCAATGAAAAATATAACTGCAAGTATAACACTTTCTTCTACGTTATTTTTTATTACATTGAATATGCCGTTATTAAACTCGGACATTATTCACCTTCCTTTCCTACTTATAAATGAACGGATCTTTCTTCCGCATCTCTTTGATCTTTCTACGAAGTTTGAATTTATAATACTGATTCTTAAACCAATCTATAATATTTCTTACCCACATTATAATACTTCCTCTTTTATTTTATTCATAAAGTGCTTCTTAGCAACACTTATCTTGATACTGCCTGATTGTGCTGTCTTAATAGCATCAACAGTAACAAACAACTTGCCATAACGCTGTACAGCGTCAGCAACATCCTTTACATCTGGTTCCCAGTTAGGAAAAGCAACACTCCAACCATACTCCATTGCTTTCTTAATTAAGTTCTCACCTGCTTCATCTTGATCAGGAATAACAATAATCTCGTGTCCTAATCCTTGTATTATTCTATACTGTTGGTCACTAATATTGTTTGTAAGTAATGCAACACCGTTGATTGCCATAGCATCAAACGGACCTTCTGTAACAAATATATAACGCTGATCCTCTTGTTGTGCATCAACATTGAATACAAACTGTGAATGATGATCACTTAGATACTTAGGACGACCACTGCGTACTTTACGTGCAGTATTACCTACAATTGTTCCTTTATAGTAAAAAGGAATAATAGTTCTGTCCACATATCCTGTAGATGGTGACCAATAAAAATTATTGCTTAATGGATCAAAGCCTCTATCATAAATGTATTCAACTACTTTTGCAAAACTAGTTTCAAGTTCATTGTCGCTTGCAAAATCTACATCTAGCCAATCGCTTATAGGCAAACTGTGTTCGGGTAATTCTTTTT